TTCGTGATGAATATGATTCCACAATTGCAACGGCAGCGTCTTTAGGTTCTCCGCAAAATCCCATAGTATCACGGGTAGCAAAACATTTTGGATTTAAATCTTTGATAGGTATAGGCAACACCATACCATCTAAGGCTATAGAAAAGTATAAGACATTAAAATATTGTAAAGAGGTGGGCTCAGAAATAATTTTATTGTCAAAGAGTCAGGGATTTAGTAGTGTATTATATTCTGAATTAGATAAATTAGCCAAACAACGAAAGTTTTTTAAAATACTATTCGGATACCAAATTAGTTCTAATCGAGAATCTATCGTAGATGTAATTTCACATCAAGTTGAGAATATTCCAGAAGAAATAGACACCCTAGTTGTTAATTGTGGTAGTGCTGTAACTTTTGTTGGTATCCTGAACGGTATTATTAAGCAGAACCGCAAATTTAGGGTGGTGGCTATGCAACCTTTTGGATATGACAGAACTAAAACTATTGAAGAAGGTGTGGAATATATGCGATGGGAATATGAGTATGAATATCATACAGCAAATTATCCTTATCATAAACCAGTTGAATGTAAAATATCCGATACATTTGAATTAGATACTGTTTATGAATCAAAAGCTTATCATGCCATGATAGATCAAAAAATAGTTAATCCTAAAAAAGAAAATGTGTGTTTTTGGGTGATAGGCAATGCAAATTTTCTCAGGTGATAATGAAATTAAATCTTAGCATATTTGAAAATATTCCTTGTGTGGAGTATGTGGATTTAGGTGATATCCAAGAGCATAATTTCTTTATGGTGAAATCCATGGAGTTGGACACTTCCAAAAAATTCATAGATTATTATAACCATAAACGTAGCGTGAGGTATGGATTTAGAGGTGTTCTACCTGCCGAATTTACCTCAGAATATAATATAATTTCTAAAGATTGGCAACGAAAAATTATTACTATTGGTATCGAGAATGATTTAGTAATAGTTGTACTCAAGCGGGTTCAGATGTTTAAGGCTGTCTATACTAGAATGGAGGGTCTACCGATAAGTATTAATGATAATCGTGATAATGAGAATAGGGTTTTACTTCAATTATCTGAAAAACATTTAATTGGTAAAATTAGTGTAATTGAACCCGAAAGTGAACTACTCGAAAAGCTGGGGTATAAGTTCAGTGAAAAAATAGATTCGTATAATTTCTATAGTCATGTGCCATCAAATTATTTAAAAATAAACTCTAATAAATGGATGCATAAGAAAGGCATTAAACGTATGTTAAAGATGTCAAATTTAACATTCACGATTTTAGCTGATAGGGATATTAACGACCAACGAGACATTGAAATTTTAAATGCGGGTTTCAATAAATGGAAAAAGGAAAAGGAAAAAACTCCCAAAGGTTGGTTAAAATTACAAAAATCTATGTCTAAATATCCATATTGGGACGACAAGAACACTATTTGTTATATGTTTCGTTATAAGGATGTACCTGTAGGATTTGTAGTGTATATATTGACAAATGATAACACCACACACCAAATTATTAATAAATCTATAGGTAGGAATTTACATGAAGAAATAGAGGATATTTTTACGAAAGAAGAAGTAATAGAATTTAATGAGATTAAAAAAAGAATCTCCGCTTTCATACATTATAAAACAATAGGAGATATGAATGAACGTAATATTGAGCATGGTTATTTTGGAGGCGCATTCAGTATGAAGAGTCTGAGAACATATAAAACTATAATGAATGATCATGAAATTGCACATTATGTCTATAAATTATAATAATGACTGAGAATATTTTATACGAAATAATGACAGATGGTGTAAATATTCAGGTGATAGATAGACCGAATGTTAGGCATTTGAGGTTTGGAAATAGTGTGAGACAATCATCAATTAATAAGTCCAAACCTTTTAAATTACAAACTAAATATTCCCGCGATATGATTTCTGTTTTTGATCACTATACTGGTGTTCCAGAAACAATTTTAGTTTTGGGTTTAGGGGCCGGAACAATCCCCTCTTATTTGTTCCATAAATTTCCAAATACTAAAATTAATGTTGTCGAATTGTTACCTGAGTTAAAAGCGATAGCTTCAGAGTATTTTTCTATGCCAAAAGACGAACGGCTTGAGGTGATTATTGATGATGCCTATGATTATGTTTTGAATACCACATCCCGTTTTGATATAATTTTCATGGACGTGTTTAATAAAAATGGTGTACCTACAAAATTTAGTGAAAAATTATTTTATCTGGGGCTATCCAAGTTATTAACCAAAGGAGGTTATGTCGCATTCAATACTTGGATAAGTTCACGTTCCCATCCTGTTTATATTGATAAATTAAAAGGGGTGTTTGATACCGTGATTGAACACAGCACAATTACGAGCGGAAATCATATTGCCTTTTGTAAATGAATACTTGACTTTTCGAAAATCCATGTTTTGAACCTATTTCCGCTAATAGAAGAAAGGAGCAAATTAATATAGTTATGGGACCATTTGATTTTATAAAAGCTATTAATGAAAATAAGAACATCATGAAAAATGATGTATTGACAGAAAAGGAATATAATGCTTTTCTTGTTAATAGAGGATTAAGTTATTTTCAGGATACTATCCTCCAGACAAATGAAATGAATAGACACCACCACCTTGATAAAAAACTTCAATTTGATTATTTGCGGACTAGTGTTAGATCAAGGAGAAGATGGTCTAAATGGTTAAAAGCAGATAAAATAGAGAATTTAGAAATGATTAAGACTTATTTTGGTTATGGGAACGAAAAAGCGAAAGATGCACTTGAGATTTTATCAGAAAATGATATTGTAACCATAAAACAGAAGTTTGAAGAGGGTGGTATAACTAAAAAATGAATATATGATGATTATCTTGTTATTAGAGTACTAAAATTTTATAAATAGTATTAGTATTTTAAACAAATTAATGGACAGGATAATAAAATGACTAATATTGAAAAAATGATAGAGTGCACCATAGAAGAAGCTGACGCCTTTTTGAAGATACGTGAAACACTAACTCGAATAGGGGTAGCGTCGAGAAAAGACAAAACTTTATACCAGTCTTGTCATATCTTACATAAACAAGGACAATATTATATTGTTCATTTTAAAGAATTGTTTGCTCTTGATGGGAAACCTACAAATTTTTCAGAAAATGATCAAGCGAGAAGAAATACAATAGCAAATTTATTAACTGAATGGGGGTTAATAAAATTAGTATCTCCAGAAAAATCTTCTGAATTAGTAGTTCCCCTAAATCAATTAAAAATTCTTGCCCATAAAGAAAAAGAAGAATGGACATTAATTGCGAAATATAATATAGGTAATAAGAAAGTAGATTATGACCACAGAGAAAATGAAACAAAAGACAACGAATAATTCACCGAATTTAAAATTTTATAAATTAAACGAACAGGCAAAGTTACCCACCTTTGCAACAGAACAATCCGCTTGCTTTGATTTATATGCCAATCTAGTTATGGATGATTCTGTACAATATTTTAGTTCAGCGTCCACTAAACAGTTACCTAGAAAAATTGGTTTTAATAATGGTGCTCCATATATTAGATTGCAGTGTTTAGAGAGAATGTTAATACCTGTGGGATTAATAGCAGATATACCGAAAGGATACTCCATCCGTCTACATCCACGTTCTGGTTTATCATTTAAAAAGGGTATTCATCTTGCTAATTGTGAAGGTGTTATAGATAGTGATTATGTGGAGCCGATATTTGTCATGGTGACAAGCATGAGTGATGTACCAACAAATATATTTGATGGAGAACGTATCTGTCAAGGTGAATTAGTGAAGTCTGTTGAATATAAAATAGATACATTAACAGAACCACCGAGTCAAAAAACAGATAGAGATGGTGGTTTTGGTAGTACGGGCACTTGACAAATAGAAAAAGAATGATATAATATATTTAAGTGATATATAGTAGAAGAGTATAATTCTTGCCCGCCTTTTTGATTTATTATAATGACAGATAATTGGTTAATTGAAGAATATGAAATGGTGGTTAAATATAAATTAGTAGTGAAGGGAACTGGCACTTATACCGCAGATTCGTTCACTAAATTAATTTGGACAGTTTTAAGACATCGCTTCCAACATTTTCTAAAAGGAGAAGGTTGGAACGATTGAGATGCATCATCGGGATGGTCTCATTCATAATCAGTTGCTCTGCGTATGAGAACTGATATTTTATAAACCTTGCTTTATAAGGAGGAATTATGGTACTACGCGCATCACACACACCCCTAAACTTTGGGGATTTCGAAGGATTTCAACCTTTTTCTATAGGGTTCGAATCAATGTTTGACCGTTTGCTTGGACCTTCCACGCAACATGTTTCAAACAATCAAGGGTATCCACCCTACAACATCCGAAAAGACGGAGATATCAAGTACTTCATTGAAATGGCCGTTGCTGGTCTTTCGGAGGATGATCTTGAAGTCGAATTAAAAGAATCCGTTCTTGAAATTCGTTCTAAGCAATCAACAGAAGATGAGGCTACTTATGTTCATCGTGGAATTGCTAAGAGAACATTTGAGAGGTCGTTTACTCTTTCAGATGATATTGTTGTAAAGGGTTGTGACCTTACTAACGGGATGTTAACCGTTGAACTTGAAAAAGTAATTCCAGAGGAAAAAAGAGCACGTTTAATTCCTATTGGAAATAAAAAAATCAAGTCGATTAACTAATTCGATGTGCCCACCGGTATTATGTACTGGTGGGTTTTTTATTTTTAAAGACAGGAGAAACACATGCTTGCAATTTTAGGATCACTTTTAGGTTTCGCCGGTTCAGCTGTCCCGTCGATCATAGACATTTTCAAAAGTAAAGAAGAAAAAAGAACCCAAGTTGAAATGTTTAAACTTCAACTTGAAGCTAAAGAAAAAGGTGTCGATTTAGATATTCGGTTATTGGAAGCGAAGACCGTTGCAGAAGAACAAAAGTCTTTGTTGGAACACGACATCGCATTAGGTAAACAGGGTGGATTTATAAATTCATTACGTGCATTCGTGAGACCATTTATTACTTATGTTTTTTTCTTAACATTTATTGGAATCAAAATTGCACTCGTATGGAATACTATAAGTTCCGGCGGAGATTTGAATGCCACATTAGATGTAGTGTGGGATGAACAAACAGAGACTATCTTTGCAGCCATCGTTTCGTTTTGGTTCGGCTCAAGGGCATTGGAGAAAATTAAAAAATGAAAATTACAAATAATTTTAGTTTGGGTGAAATGATTAAGTCATCCACCGCAATACGTCAGGGGATTGACAATTCACCTAACACCGAACACCTAATCAACTTGACTAATTTGTGTTGTAACATATTACAACCCGTGAGTAATCATTTCAAACGGACTGTAACAATCAATAGTGGTTATCGAAGTCCTTCGCTCAATAAAGCGATAGGTGGTTCTAAAACCAGTCAACATTGTTTTGGTGAAGCGGCAGACTTTGAAATTATCGGATTGTCAAATGTTGAATTGGCAACATGGATAAAAAATAATCTCATGTTCGATCAATTGATCTTAGAGTTCCACATCAAAGGACAACCCAATTCGGGATGGGTTCATTGTTCTTACAAAAAAGATAAAACTAACCGTAAAAAGATTATGACTGCACTGAGGGTTGGTAAAAAAACAGTGTATAAGCTAGGACTGATTAATTAAAGATATTATTTGACAAACACATAAAAGTGTGTTATAATAGATTATATAATAAATTAACATGTCACCTTTACTATCCTAAAAAATAAATGACAAAATTTTATACAAATGTGGTCTGTCTTGGAGACCACATTTTCGAACGGGGTGTCGAGAATGGTATCCCGTTTGGTGATAAACATGAATTCCAACCAACCTTATATATACCCACCACAACAAAAACAGATTGGCGCACACTCGAAGATTCCCCCATTGCACCTATGCAATGGGGTTCTATTAGAGAGACACGTAATGCCATAAAAAAATATGAAAATGTAGATAACATGAAAATCTACGGACATACAAATTTTAATTATTCTTATATTGCCGAAAAATATCCCAAAGAACAATTAGATTACAATTTTGAAGACATTAAG